ATTCTAAATAAGATTTACTTTATTTAGAATCATTATAAATTACATCAATCATATACAACTTAATAAAAAATGTCTTAACTTTGTTCTGACAGTTAATAAGTATTTGGAATTAAAGAGGGATCTATTTGTTTTTTTCATAGTAGTAATGTTTAGTAAGATTGTTTTTTGTATGTTGATCCCTCTTTTTTAAATTAGAATTAAAATATATTAGATATGAGCAAACCACTTTATAAAGCAGTAATTAAAAAAACCGGAAAAGAAATTGAAGTATATAAACTCAATGATGGCGGTTATTGTGATTTTTCAAACTGTTCAGATAAATATGATAAAGAAGAAATTGAGATCAAAAAAGAAATTAAATGACTGAATTAAACCCTAAATATCTTGAAAGGCTTGGAGAGCATAAAGAGAAGTATTTAAAAAATCTAAGAGCTGCAAACAGGAATACACCCGATAAGATTCTAATGATTAACCATGCAAGAAACTTTTCAGAGTTTATTCTTTTTTCATTTCTTTGGTATAAAACACCGGAAGGATATGAATTTTGGAAACAAGTATCAATAAAACAATAATAAATTATGAGAAATCTACTTTTAAAATTTACCGTATTCCTATTTAAGAAAGTCTATAACGGCAGAAATAAATTATCATTACAACTAAAGATAATAGATGAGATTAAAGAGTCATACCAACATCTTATAAGAACGGAGTTTATGATTAAACGTGAAATTGTTCAAGTAAAAAAAGGCTATGCAAAATATCATATGCTTTATATTTGGAAAGACGGTAAAAAAATAAAAGTACAAATATCAAGACATCAAACTAAGAATAAACCTAAAGAGATAATAATTTGATAAATCCGGATGAAAAATATAAGCGAAGAGGCAAGGGATATGAAGCAGCTAATAGGGATTTTAAACTTGAAGCAAGTCATGCAAAGAAAAAACATAAATATCCGAAAGATTGTTTTAATCCCGATGATCAAAAAAACTGGCTATTCGCAGACAATCCGAACTATACTAAGAAACGAAAATCTAAAAAGAGAAAATACAAAAAATGAAACGCAAATCAAAGTATAAAATAAAAAAGAAACTTAAAGCATTTATGATTAATGAAAAGATGCTTGAAGATCTTATAGATAAAAATCCAAAAAAAGAAAAACAGTATTTACAAGCATTAAGTATAAATACAGCAAGAATTGAAGAGCTTCAGTGGATGCTCGGAATTAAAAAACAATATAAACTAAAAAAATAATTATGAAAAAATTAACAATCTTATTAGTAATGATAATGATGATCTCATTATCTTATTCGCAAACAGAAAAAAATACGTTTGCAATCAATGTATCAGATATATCAAAACCTTATCTGTTTAAAGATAAAGATATATCGGAATGGAATGTTGGATTAAACTTCATGCAATTCGCAGAAAATAAACTTGCTTTTATAGCAGGTATAAATTACGGACAGATAAACAGCAATTCAGTACTATCGTTAAACATGGGTGCGAAATACTATTTATTTAATTTTATACCAATAGGAGCAGATTTAAACGGATCAATGGGTAGATCTCATTTTGGAGACTTCTTTCCTATACATGTAAGATTTAATACAGGAATATCAATATTTATATCAAACAGAATCAGTATTGAACCAACTATACAATATAATCTATCTTTAACGGAATATTATAAAGACTTTTTAGAAGGATTAATTGGTTTTACAGTATACTTCTAAATATTAAAAATGGAAAGTAATAACTATTATAAAAAAAATTATCTTAATGGACGTTTTCCGGTATATAAACGTCAAGAAATTATATTTTCTCATAGATATTACTTTCCTATTGAAATGATAATCATGGTTCAGCTTTTATATATCAGTAGTCAAGAAACAGAAATAATTCTAAATTAAAAACTATGGCGGCACCTAAAGGGAATCAGTTTTGGAAAATGAGAAGTAAACACGGGAGAGATAAAATATTTTCAAGTCCTGAAATATTTTTAGAGGCTGCATATGAATATTTTGAGTATTGCGATAATAACCCTATTTTAAAATATGATGCTATTAGAGGCGGTAATAATGCAGGAGAATTAATTAAGATTCCTATACAAAGACCTTATTCAATTCTTGGACTTTGCTCTTTTGTGCATATAACACATCAAACGTTTAGAGTATATGAAAAAGATGAAAACTATAAAGATTTTATTACAGTCTTTACACACATAAGGGAAATAATTGAAGAGAATCAGCTATCAGGAGCAACTGTTGGAATTTATAATGCTAATATTGTAGCACGAAAATTAGGACTTGGAGAAACAATAAAACAAGATTTAAATATACAATCTGAGATTGTTGTTCAAGACGATGAAACAAAAGAACTTTTAAAAGATTTAATGAGCGGTAAGTGAGAACAACTGATGTATTTAAATGGAACTTAAAGGCATATCAAGAACTTAAAGGCACCGAAGCCATAATAGCAAATCAAGGAGGTAAAGGATCAAGTAAAACAATGAGTATCCTTCAACTCCTTTTTTTAATTGCTAAACATTCACCTAAAAAATTAAGAATTACAATTGCATCTTATGCACTACCACATTTAAAAGCCGGTGCAATGTCTGATTTTGATGATATTCTTGTTGAGGAAGGAATACAGCCTGATAATGTTCGGAATAGATCTGAGCATATTTATTTTATAGGTAAATCTGAAATAACATTCACAGGCATCGAAGGGAATGAGGCAAAAGTTACCGGACCACGTAGGGATATACTTTATGTAAACGAGGCAAACAAAAGGATTAAGTACAAGGTATTTGAATTAATGAACGGGCGTACAAGAATAATGACGTTTATTGATTATAATCCAAGTGCTGAGTTTTGGTTTCATGATATGGTTATTCCTAATTTTAAATATCAATTAATTAAATCTAATTTTACAAATAATCCTTATTTACCTCATAGAGAGCTTCAGAATTTATTATCTAAGAAAGATAAACCGGGCTTTGAGAATTGGTGGAAAGTTTACGGACTTGGAGAGCTTGGACAGCTTGAGGATGCTATATTAACAAATTGGCGTTTTGGCGAGTTCGATAAAAATCTTCCTTATGGTTATGGTCTTGACTTTGGAGTTAAGGATCCCGATGCACTTGTAAAGGTTGCCGTTGATAAGAAGAATAAAAAACTTTATTGGAAAGAGGAACTTTACCAAAATGGACTATCAACAGATGAACTTGCATTAAAACTTAGTTCCATCGTTGATAAAGGTAGATTAATTGTTGCTGATAGTGCTTCAAAGAGAACAATTAAAGATCTTAAAGCAAAAGGGTTTAATATCATACCATGTATTAAAAATAAGATCGTAGACGATATTAAAGCAATGAGAGAATATGAATTAATACTAACCGAAGGAAGTACAAATCTTGAAAGGGAATTAAATAGTTGGATTTGGCTTGATAAAAAAGGTGAGATTCCAATTGATGATTTTAATCATGGTATTGACTCAGGTAGATATAAGACTATGCATGTCTTAAAACCAAATATAAGAAAAGGACAAAGAATATTATGAAGCATATAGTTAAAGATATATCATTCAGAGAGTATGTTGAGCTTGAAGATCATTCTCAGTATAATTATTATTTAAGATATGGTAAGATTGAGGCTGAAGATGTTTTTATGATTGGATCATTCCTTGAACAAACCTTTGGATTTGTTAAAGATATGCAGTTTTATTGCTCTCAGGGTCTTACATGGGAGGACTTTTTTAGTTCAATAAGTACGGTTATAGATAAGACAGAGAAAGAACTCTCAAATATATCTTTGTTTACTCTACAAAAAGTCCGTCTTTATTGTATTGAAGAGATAACAAAAATAAACGAGATAGAAAGTAATTTTTTAGGACATACTCCTACTGTTGAAGAGGAGCAAGCGGATATAAGTCGATTTAGTTCTTATGGCGCATTTATTCAATTTGATCAATTAGCGGGTGGAGATATTTTAAAATTTAAAAGAATCGAAAAACTAAAATACAATTTCTGTTTTACAAAATTAAAACTTGAAGCAGATAGGTCAAATTATCAGCAAGATTATAATAATATAGTCAAAAATAAAAAGTAAGAATCATAAAAGTTTAATTAACTCCTGTTTTTTTAATTTATAAACAGGGGTTATTTTTATTTAGACTAATTTTTATTTAATTAAAATTTGCTTTATTTTTGTAATTATGGAACAATTTGACATTATCGGTGCATTAGAAACTTATGCTAATTCTCAGGATTGGATTTTTGAATATGGGATTGATAATTTTTATCGGAGTGCTGCAACTGTTCAGGAATATGGACTTGATGAATTAATAATGATTGCAGACTTTAGGGCACGTCCTACATTAAGAAACTCAAGAATTACTCGAATAACATATACATGTCTTATAATGCTTGGAAGGAAGTTTGATTATGATGGTCAAGCAGCTAACCTTGGAGAAAAATCAAAACAAAAATATGACAGAAGACTAAAAGAGCTTATGCAATTACTTGCTGCTGCTATTGCTCAGGTGGCTTGTGATAATGATCTTGAAGTTGAAGTCGGAGATATGATTGTTGATATAAATCAATTTGCTTCAAATATAGATTTTGCAGCATCACCAAACACAGTATTTATTCAAGAATGATAGAACAAGTAATTAATAAATGGCTTAGTGAAATGAAAAGAGATCTTATCTCAAACTATGATAAGTTAGGATTAAGAGCATCGGGGGATTGGGCAAAAAGTCTTGAAGAGTTTCAGAAAATATCGGATAGTACAATAAAAGCAGGGATTCTTGGAAATGACTATACTGTTTATTTAGAACAAGGTAGACGACCAAATAGGAATCAAAGTCCGGAAGCATTGAGAGCTTGGGTTGGTTATGCAGGCTCAACATTTTTGAAAGAATGGGTTGATAAGAAAGGAATAAATGTAAACCCTTATGCAGTTGCTTGGAAAATAGCAAGAGAAGGGTGGGAAGTTCCAAACAGACATAATAAAGGAGGACTTGTATCTGATGTAGTAAACAGATCTAAGATGATTGACTTAATACGAAGTATAGGAAATTACTTTATAAGTTCGTTTAGAAGTGATGTAATAAATAAATTTAAATAGATATGGCAATAACAGATATAACGATTTCTCAAGATAATATTGAAGATGATAGCAATCTACTCCCTATTCATTCAATATTAACATTCATTGCTGATATTACTTACACATCAACTGCACCAGATGTTATTCATGTAGAAATAAGGGATCCTTCAGATACGATACTTGAAACTTATAAAGCAATACCATATAACGATTTATCATCAACAGTAAGACAATTTGTCTTTATAGCAAACGGACCTATAAAGAGTTTAATGAATAGTTTTGATGATACATTTCAAACGGATGAAACAATTGAATATGTAGATGATATTACAGAGCTTTTAAAGATTAGATTTGTTGATCCTGATACATCTTCAACTTATGATGAAGTTGAAATTAATTTTGTTCATGGAGCCAGTCAGTTTGGACAACTTCCGAACCTTGTTGATCAATTTAATAATGAGTCTGATATTTTTTACGCAGCAAAAGACGGAATTATATATATCTATTTTTATAACTACGATGATACGAATATAATCGGCTTTGAGGATAATGATTTATCAGAAAGTAATGCACTTGATTATGACGATGCTATTTTTACAGATTATGATGATACAGTATTTACAATTTTAACATAATATTATGGGACGAATATTCGAACAAGGATCAGATGTTGATCCAATTTTAACACATAGAGTTGCTCATGGTCTTGCAGGTAACAGTACAAAGAATAGTACGTGGTCAAAAATAGTGGCATGGCTTAATGATCGGTTACAAATACCGGCAAGTCAAGTAACTGAAGAAACAGATTTAAACTTTGTAACAGATGATCAGCAAGATATTATTGAAACACTTGAAACTAAACAAAAAATTGTCAATATCGGTGATTGGAATATGGATAGTACGACAAATGTAAATGTTGCTCATGGTGTAGCTGATTATTCAAAAATACGTGGTGTTAGTGTAATGATTATTGATGATGGTGAGTCAAGTTTAAGACCTTTAAATTATGTTCCTAATGCATCCTCGGGTGTTCAGGGAGGTATAAACGGAATAGGATCGACAAATATAACATTATATAGGTTAACGGGCGGCAGTTTTGACGGAACAGGATATGATTCAACTTCTTTTAACAGAGGTTATGTATTAATTGATTATATACCGTAATATGATCGTACAGTTTCATTGGTTACTTAAATTATTAAAATCAAGAGGCATTCCGATTTTTGGATTTTTAATATTAATTCTTGATAAGAATAATCATCAAGATATTTTACATGAAAAGATTCATTTAAGGCAGCAATGGGAGACATTAATTATATTTTGGTATATTATCTATTTAATTGAGTGGATTTATAAGTGGATAAAGATAGGGAAGCTCTGGGATGCATATTATCAGATAAAGTTTGAAAGGGAAGCATTTACAGAAGAAATTTATCCTGATTATCTTAAAGACAGAAAATTATTTAATTGGATTAAATATTAAATCGTATGAGTGAAATAGGATACTACAGATACAAAACGACAGCAGATCAAGAGAAAACAATTTATCTTACAATTAATTATACAAGGGTAGGCGTGTCAAAAACAATTGTTCCTGTAAATACATGTGAAGGAGATCTTATTATTAAGTATCTTGATAAAAACGGTCAATATAGATTCTATCCTTTTAATAATTTATATAGAACGTTTGATGAGCCTGAGAAAATAGGATCAGCAAATAAGTTCGTTACAAATATCTTAAGTGATCAAGCAAGAGAGCAAAACATCGGATTCAGAAATAAAAGAAAAATAAGTATGCGTGCCGATGTTCCTTCTGATCACCTTGAGAAACTTGTCGATATTTATACGAGTCCGAGAGTATATCTGTATATAGGGCTTGGATCAACGGATCAAGCAGAAGATTGGGTTGAAGTTGATCAAATATCAGACAATCCTATTGTTAGAAATAGAGATAAAAATATGTCTCAGATATTAATTACAATTACATTACCTGAAAACTTTAGTGTAACAATGATATGAGATTATTACGTATAAATGATATTAATGTTGATATTGATGATCAAACCGCAATAGGGATTGATTTTCAAAGTTATGATATAAAGAATCCCGGTAAAAGATATGTGAATATATCAAATACATTTACTATTCCTTTAACAGCTAATAATCGTGCAATTTTTGGTAATGCCGAAGATCCTCAAAGCTTATCAACAAAGGTCTATGAAGATGCAATATGTAGTTATTGGGTAGATAATCAACAATTAATTGATAATGCTAGGTGTAGGGTTGACAGTATACAAGATCGAATATCACTATTTATATTTCAGAAAGATGATATTTGGGATCAGTTAAAAGATGTTCTTTGGGGAGACTTTATTACAGATTTTGTTGATTGGGGTGAAAATGTAAAAAATTGGACAGGGGTAGGAATCTCAAATGCATTAGGTAGCCTAATGCTGTTTTTAAATAATTTCAGAAGTACAACAGAAGGTATTATCCTTCCAATGTATCAGAGTAATTTATATCAGTATGATCCTACGGGAGCAGGTACAGTTGAGACAATAGGCAATATGGCTTTGGAATGGTATGATAATGCAGCAGATGGAACAGCAAGTGGAGGTCATTTCTGTATCTATGTTAAGTCAATCTTTGAATTTATTGAATATACTTATGATGTAAATTTCTTAACATCCGGCGGTGTTGCAGACGGCAATATATGGGATGATCCGATTGCTACAGCCTTATATGTTCCTGCAAGAGATCTCGAATGTAATGTAGTTGGTAATCCTGCAAGCAGTGCTTTTATTAATAAAAGGTCAATGCCTACAAATTTCTTACCTCATAAAAATCTATTTGATAAAGCTGATAAAACATTATATGATTTTGTAAATGCATTTTTTCAGCATCTAAATATAATAATAGACCGTTTATATATAAGTGGTGAGTACGTGTTCAGACTTGCTCGTTTTGATGATATGGAGACAGATGCTGATGTTGTTGATTGGAGCGGGTTAATTTCAGGCACTCCAACTTTTAAGCCTTTAATAGATGGTATTACTCAAGAAAATATAATTAAGTTTAAAGAGATATATCCTGAAGGGGATTCACTTTTAAACTCAAAGACTTTAACATGCGGGAATACAAATATTGATTATACGCAGGATTTTTTTGAAATAGATGCATATGTAAATTCAGTTCTTGATATAAATCCACCGGCTTTAGAGTATGTTCCGGATTTATCAAATCAAGAGAGTTTTAGAACATTCTCATTTTTTCTAAGCAACGGATATACGACAAACCTTATATCTGTAAATATAAAAACAAATACATACGGATTTGAGAACTATAACGCTCTTACATATCAGATCGCGGAATTATATGATCTTGATAGTGAATATAATTTTTTTGATGATATTATTGAGAATCCTAAAGTTTATGAAATAAATAAATGGATTAAACTCTCAGATATGAATAATTTTGAATTTTTCAAACAGTACTTTATAAAGGAACTTAACGGAAGTTTTTTTATAAATAAGATAAGCGGGTTTAATCCTGATAAGAGTAAAGATCCGACAACGATAGAGTTAATAAAATTAAGTGATAGAACACCAGATACAGGTATATAAAATAAATCAGCCATGGCAGAGAAAGTTACAATATTTGAGTTAGACATTGATATTGATTCCTCAAAAAGAGATCTTGAGGATTTAAGACTCTCTGTAAATGAGTTAAAGAAAGGATTAAAAGAGTTATCAGATGCTGAGAAGGAAAACAATAAGCAACTTGATGAGCAACGCAAAAGACTTAAAGAACTTCAATCACAAAAGAAAAAGGATATAAAATCTATTTCTGAAACTCAGGCAAATATTGATAAACTTTTAAAGAATCGGAGGGAGCTGAATAAATCAATAGTTGATCAGACTACCGTATTAAAGACTAATCAGAGTCAGTTAAGGCAAGGTCAGAAAGTCATTCAGGATGCTACACTTGCCAATGATAAATGGAATCAAGAGCTTCAAGAGGAAAAAATACGATTGCAAGAGATAAATAAACAAAGACAAAAAACAATAAGAGAAGGAATTAAACTTGCAGCCGAAAAAAAGGAACTTGCGTTATTACAGAATAAGCAAAATAAGTCTGAAGCTGAATTAATACGCTTAAACAATCTACTTGTTAAGCAAAGAAAAAATATGGTTGTAAGAACAAAAGCCGAGAGGAAGGAATACAACCGTCTAACAATTGCAATATCTAAGAATAATAAAGAGCTATTAAGGCAAAATAAAAGTATCGGAAGATACCAAAGGAATGTACATAATTACACAAACGCATTGCGTGGGTTATTTGCAACATTCGGATTAACGGGTGGTATTGTTGCATTAAATCAATTATTAAGTCGTAGTGTGGATGCATATAAGGCAGAAATTGTTGAAGTTGCTAAATTGACAACCATTGTAAAAGAGCGTACAAATGCAACCGATGCCGAAGTTCAATCAATATTAAATTTAACTAATGCACAACAACAACAGGGAATTATCGGTAATGAAATTGCAAACGCAGGAGCCCAACAGATTGCTACATTTGTAACTGAAATAGATACAATAAAGACTTTAATCCCGGCACTTAACGACTTATTAGCTCAAAGAAAAGGAGTGAATGCAACTCAGGAAGATGCAGTTAGTATTGGTAATTTATTTGGAAAAACTCTTCAGGGTGAAGTAACTGCATTAAAACGTGTTGGGGTTTCTTTTACTGATGCACAAAAAGAGATATTAAAATTTGGTACTGAAAGTGAAAAAGCCGCTACACTTGCAGAAGTGATTAAGAATAATGTAGGCGATTTAAACGAGGAGTTACTTAAAACGGATATTGGTCAGTTAAAAAATCTTGAGAATCAACTCGGAGATCTTGAAGAGAAACTTGGAGAAGCAATATTGCCTGCACTTACTAAATGGAAACAATTGCAGCTTGATATTGCAAATGCTCTCTCAAGTCTTGTGAAAGGTTATGATGTAGCAGGCTTTGCGATTGCAAAGGCAAGAACGAAGGAGTTCGTTGAGGCAAATAAACTACTTAGTATTGAAGAGAAAAGAATTAATATACAGAGAAGGCTTTATCAAATAGAAAAAGAAATTGCTGAAACAAAAAAGATAGAAAGGGAAGCAAGAAAAAAAGGTAAAGCCGGTCAGCAAGAAATATCAGAGTCTGTCAATCGAAGACTTGCATTAAAAGAAGAAAAAAAGCTGCTTATTGAATTGGGTAAAACAGGATTTTTTATTAAAGAACTAAAAGAAAAAGAGATCGAAAAAACCAAGGAACAAATTGAAGCCGAAAAAGAACTAACAGAAGTCCAAAAGAAAGCAGCAGCAGAAAGAAGGAAAAGAGCCGAGGAGAAAAGAAAACGTGAGGAAGAAGAAAGAAAACGTGAGGAGGAAAAAAGGTATCAAGAAGAACAAGATCAACTTGATAAAATTCTCGAAGAGCAAATCAGAAAAAAACAAGAGGCCAAGGATAAAATAGAAAGATTAAAAGCTGAAACAGCTGAAAGACAGAAGCAAAAACAAATAACCGATCAAGAAAACGAACTTGCTCTACTTGAAACTAATATACTTGGAGAGCTTGAGGCAGAACGTAGAAGGCTTGAATTAAAAGAACAACAAGAGATTGAATTTGCTGAACGTATAGGAGCAAATACAACCCTTATTGAAGAAAAATATTCTAATGCTAAACAAGAACTTGCAAGGGCTGAAAAGGAAGCAAAACTTTCATTGGCGGCAGAATTTTTTGGGAATGTAGCAACTATTGCGGGCGAAGGAACAGCAATTGCAAAAGCGGCAGCAGTAGCAGAAACAACGATCAATACTTATAAGAGTGCAACCGCAGCTTATTCTGCTCTTGCAGGAACTTCTCCTGTCGGACCTTTCCTCGGAGCAGCCGCTGCAGCTGCAGCTGTGGTAGCCGGACTTGCAAATGTAAGAAAAATATTATCAGTTAAGACGGATTTACCGGGAAGTTCATCAATCGGAACAGGAACGGTTCCAAGTATTGGATCAGCAACACCGGCAGCGACAAGAGCGGCAGCAATAGCACCTGAAATTAATCAAGGAATAATATCAAGATCTACATTTAAGCCTCAAGATGTAGGAAAACAAGCTCAAACAGCAGTTATAATTGATGAGGTAACAGCTAAACAAAACGAACAAAGTGCAAATAATAATACGTCTGTTATTTAGATTTAGACTAAATTATTTTTAATTCTTTAATTTTTGAAATAAATTTGTAAAATATGGAAACTTTTATAGCTCGATACGAGGAAAACGGTATAAGAAAATCCGTCTTATTTGATAAAGTTCTATTTAATCAGGAAAAAGCGGAAGGTTGGTTAAAAAATAACGGTATTCAAAATTTTTTCTTCTTTTTTGAACCTAATGAACCAAGACCAATAGGAAAGAATGGTATACTTTTTAAAGGTGAGGTTGGATTTGATATAACAATGGATATATTAATGCCTTATATATTGGAAGGAAAGGATATAGTTCTTGATACATTTGGAGGAGATCTCTGGGAAAGCTTAAAAATATATGATACAATTCAAGGATTGGATATGAATCCGTCTATCGGAGTACTTGGAACATGTGCAAGTGCAGGTATGCAGATATTACTTTCAACAAATAATCGTTGGATTACTCCGAATTCAAGGGGATTAATACACAATCCGTGGATATTTGTAGCAGGGGATGATGAAATATTCAGGAAAACAACGAAGCAGCTCGAAGAGGATAAAATGAATATTGCTCAGATTTATTCAGATATATCAGGAAAAACACTTGATGAGATATTATCATTGATGAAAGAGGAAAGAATATTAAATTCATCTGAGATGCAAAAATTAAACTTTGCAAAGATAAAAAAATGGAATAATAAAGAGAATAGTAAACCTTCAATAAATAACGAAAATATGACAGAAAAAGAAAGTAAACAGTTAAGTGGAATTGAGAATATGTTGAACGGCATATCTGATACCATTAAAAATTTATTTTCTACGTCAAAAAATCTCGTTATACAAGATGTGAATGGTGTTGAGCTTGATTTCGGTGATGAAGTTGAGACAAGGGAGCAGATCAGTGTTGGAAATACGGCAACCGCAGATGGTGAACCGGCAAACGGTGATTATGTTTTAAGTGACGGAACCACTCTTGTATTTGAAAACGGAACATTAATGGAAATTAATGAACCGGAGATGGATGATGAAGAAAATGAAAATGAAGCGACCGATAACACGGTTGAGGAACTACAGGAAGAGGTTAATAGCTTAAAGGATGTAAATTCTGATTTACATAATAAGTTAGCCGATTCAAATGCGATAATTGCGGAGTTACAATCCGATAATGAAAAAATTAAAAATATGTTAACTTCTGAGCTTGAGAAATTAGCAAAAGAGTTTAACGATTTTAAAAACCAGTATTCAGGTGAAATGCCTGAAGTGAATACTCCCGGTGCAGATAATTCAGAGGGAGCAAATAAAAATAAGTTTTCATATAAACCTAAAAAAAGATAAATTATGGCAACGGGAATAGACTTAACAGGATTAACCCTTAATCCTATCGAGGTTCAAGATATTAAGGACTTCATAATGGAAAGGGTGTTTGAAAGACCTGAGTTTCAACAAATTCATGGTAGTTTTCAAACGGGAATTAAGATGCAATCTCAGATTGTATTTGCATCTCTATTTACGAAAACAGGACTAAAAAAAGCAGCATCTTGTACAAGACAGACCTCAAGTCCTGAAACTGTATTAACAGAAAAGTATTGGAATCCGGTAGGAATTGAAGATACTTTGGTTGTTTGTGCAGCAGAATTGGATGGGCTTTTTAAAGCTTATTACTCAAAGATTCAAGAATATAGAGATCTGTATGATATTACAGGAAGTGATCTTGAGATCTTTTATGCTATTTTATTAGAACAAACAATGGTGCAAACTATTTGGAGAGCAGCATGGTTTGGAGATACTTCAGTCGCTGTTTCAAGTGAAACTCAAGCGACTGCAACAGGTGTTGATAATGCAGGATTAACAATTACAGCGGTTCCTAAAGGAACATATGGCAACGGTATTACGTTTGAAATCTCAGATGTTGCAGCAGGTGCTGCTTCTGTTACTGTCACAGGAACGGCTATTGATGTTGAATTAACTGCGGCAGCTAAAACAATTGCGGATCTTATTGCATTAATTGCTGCTGATCCTGATGCCGCTGCATTAATTGTACCGAGCGGTACAGGAAGTACTACGTTAGTTGTTGAAGATCCTGTGATCACAACAGCTGGGGGCGTCGATACTCCGGGACTGGCAAGTGCAGCAGATGTTAAATTCTATGATTATTTTGACGGACTTTGGGAGCAAATATTTACAGGGGTAGCAGCTTCAGATATTGAAAGAGTTACTATCACTGAAAATGCTACTTTAACAAGTAAAACAGCTCAGTTAGCTATTTCTGCGGGTGCTTCTGTTGATTATTTTAAATCAATTAAAAACGCAGCAGATAGTAGACTAAGATCTAATCCAAACGCCCAATTATTGGTTTCACGTGAAATCTATGATAATTATATTGAATATTTAGAGGGTAAAGGCGTTGTTTATGATATTAATATTCTTCAAGACGGTTTACAATCGGTTAAATGGTCCGGATATGATGTTGTAAATATGGAGACTATTTGGGATTTGAGTTCAAGAGAAGATTTTGAGAATAATACAGCCGGACTTGCTTATTATTTACCTCATAGAATTGTATTCACTGTTCCAAATAATATTCCTTTGGGAACCTTAAACGAAAATGATTTTAACGAACTTGAACAATGGTATAACATTGATGACAGGGAAAATAAAACAGCATACGGATTCACTCTTGATTCTAAAGTATTAGAGGAATACATGATTGTTGTAGGTTATTAATCTAAAAAATATATAATCATGGGATGTTTAGACGGAATACAAAAAGTAATAGCTTCAACATGTGTTAATCAGCCTGTTGCGGGTACGGAAGTAAAAGCATGGGTTGCTAACAGACTTGAAGTTGAAATTACATATGACGGAACGGATGCTTCAATGATAACTGATATATCTCCGACATCGGGAAATCAGCTTTATACATTGACCGGAGTTAAAAAGTTACTTAATCCGGGAAGTTCTTTGGTTGTTGCTGAAGATCGTGCGGATAGATATCAGCATAAGTTTAACTTTCAAGGATTTGAGTTCTTAGCAGAAGATATTCAAAATATTGATGCATTAGCCGATTTGATTGTTATAGTTGAAATGAAAGAGAAACATTCAACGGGCGAAGGTACATTCAGAGCCTTCGGAGTTGAAAACGGTCTTTATAAGACCTCTTTGGAATGGACCGCTAATGATATTGATGGTGCAATTGCAGTTGAGATGTCAAGTCAGGAAGGGGAAAACGAGCAGTATCC